CGATCCCAGCCGCGCCGAATACTCCGACCGCCGGCTGGCGTCTTAGGTTGTTGTTGATCTCGATCGTCGCCTCGAGGACGAAGTTCACGCCGGCGGCGTCGATCGGATCCACGCCTCGGCCGAGCCGGCCGATGTCGCTCGACGTGTTGTAGACGTCGAACTGGGGCGCGGCCACGTCGAGGGGTATGTTCGCGTAGAGCTCCGGATAGGTCGGCGAGTTGTTCGAGACGGCCGAGTTGAAGCCGAACCAGGTGAGCGAGCCGACCTCGATCGCCTGGGGCGCGAGCGTGATGTTGAAGTTGTTCAAGGCCATCCCGAGGAAGAGCTCGCGGGTGATCGGCGAGTGATCCTCGAAGCGTCGCTCGACCGCGAACTGGTGAGCGGAGATCGCCTGGGCGCCGTTCTCGACGCGCGCGCCGTAGAAGGCGATGACGTTCTCGGTCCCGGCGGCGTCGGTCGCCATGCCGGTCTGGGCTTCGGTCGTGACGGTGTCGGCCGTGAGGTCGACCTCGCGGATCCGGAACCAGACGTTATTCCCGACCGTGGCGAAGTCGGCCATCTTCATCCAGGCGCCGATCGCGATCGGGATCCCGGTCCCCATAGCGTCATCAAGCGCGCCGGCGGGGAAGGAGAAGACGGCGTCGCCGCCGCCCACGACGACACTGATGTCGCCGGTCCCCTGGGCCGCGAAGCCCGTGACCTCGAGAAGCGTGTCCGCGTCGGCCGTCTCGGTCCCGAGGACCGCGGTCGTCGCGGTTCCCGCGAGCGGGTTGACGGTGAGCACGTTCACGGCGATCCCGGTGATCTCGAAGATCCCGTCGCCGACGTCGCCGGTGAGAAGATCCGAGAGTCGGACGACCTGGCCGATGATGAAGTCGCCGCCGACATCGACGTCGATCGTCCCGGCGCCGAACGCGGTGATCTCGCCGGTCCCGAGCTTGCGGACCGTCTCGGTGAAGAGGTTGAACATCGCGCCCGTTATGAGTTGATCGAAGGCGCGGAAGGAGAGCTCGATCCCGGTGTCGCCGCCGGCTTCGGCGCCGACCAGGATCAGGTCGGAGATCTGGCGGTCTGGCCGGATCTCCTCGGACACGATCGTCGTCGGAACGAACGCCAGGTTCGGCGTCCCGGTGAAGCGGAGCTGGTCGAGATTAAAAGGCCCGGCCGGGATCGGCGCGGTCCGCTGGGAGCTTCTGAAAAAGCGAAGCCCGACTCGGTTCGTGTCTGACATGAGGGTCTCCTGGTTGAAGCGGAGCCCGTCTCACACGGACCTAAAGCTGTCATATTCGAGCTGGGCGTTGACGTTGACCTGGAACCATTGCTGGACCCTTCCGGCTTCGGTCACGCCCGGATCGCGGACGCGGATCCCGGTGAGCTTCATCGACTCAAGGAAGTCGAGGATGATCTCCGCCAGGGTGTCCGCTCTCGCCTGGCCGGTGTTGTGTCGGACGAAGATCTGGCCGGCGAAAATCGCGATCCTTCGGGTCTGGATTGTAGACCCTGCGCCGAGGGATGCAAGCGTCCCCGTCGCGTGTGCAAGTGAAGCGAATACATAGGCTTCCGAGTTCCGCGGATTAAAAGAGACGTTATCCCAGGCGACGATCGCCAGGTCTTCGCCGGCGGCGGTCCAGTGAGCGCCGAAGGCGGAGCGAACCAGGTCCCGGAATTGTGCCGGCGTTCGTGTCGAGGCGCCCATTATTTAAGTTCCTCCGTCCCGCCTGGGACGTTGAGGCCGTTGTCGACTTCTTCATCGACCCAGCCGGCCTCCGCTTGTGCCGAGTGTCCCTGGGCGAGTCGGTTCGCATAAGGGACGTTATTCTGGATGACCAGGTTCGGGCCGAGCTTGCCGGCTTGATGTCGCTTGATCTGAGCGAAGCCCGCGGCGAGCGTGGTCGCGCCGGCGGCGTCGGTTCCCTCGACCTGGCTCTCGTTGAAGCCGCCGATCGAGACGAGCCAGTTCCGCCGGAAGTGCCCGCCGACATAGCCGGCCGGCGCCGATAAGCGTCCGAAGTCGGTCGACTTCCAGGCGTCCGGGTTGCCGACGGGCGAGGCGAAGATCAGGTTCCGCAAGATCGCGAAGGCGGTCTTGCCGAAGTCATCGAGAACGGCCGCCTCGAGGGCGATCGAGATCTCGCGCGGGTCGAACTTCTTCGTCGCCATTACGGGGCCCGGACCTGGAGCTTGTAGAGGAAGTCGGTCTTGCCGGGGCGGATCCGATCGAGGTCGATGATGTTCTTCTCGGTCCCCTCGTCGAAGATCTTGTCGGCCACGGTCGGGACGACGTTCCCGAGCGAGAGCGCGGCGATGAGGACCGTCTCGTCGCCTTGCTGGACCGAGTTCGCGTTCGCGAGCGATCGCTTGATCGGGACCACGACGGCCGGGAGGCCCGTGAGAACCGTCCCTGGATCGGTCGGATCGACCTCCCAGGGCTTCGCCGGATCCGCCGGCGCGGTCGAAGCGATCCGGAGCTCGACCAGGCGGTCCTCGCCGAACTTGCGGATCAGGGCGAGCGCGGTGTCCTGGAGCGCCATGAGATCAGATCCTCGCCGTGAGGGCCCGCGTCGAGCGGCGGAGCCATCGGCGGATCACGAGCTCGGCGCGCGGGAAGGCCTTGAACCGCTTCGTCGATATGTCGCGGTAGGTCCTGGCGGTCTCGAGGACGTCGACCTTGTCGCGTGTGCTCGTGACCTCCCGGCCCGTCTCGTCGATCGCCGGCGTCGGCGCGAGGACGGCCTGGGCCGCCTCGAAGGCGTACTCGATCGAGGCGTTGCCGACCTCCTCCGGGATCTCGTCGGCCGGGACCAGGAGGCCGAGCTCGTCGAAGACATCGTTCCGCGGCCACTCGAGCCGCTGGGTCGAGGAGAACTTCTCGCCGACGTAGCGGTTCCGATAGGTCTGATCCAGATAGTCGGCGCCCTGGATGAGGGCCGCGCTCCGCTCCTTCGAGGAGCTGGTCCGCCAGGCCGTCTTCCGGTCGGTGTTCTCGAGGTACTGATCCGCGTCGGCCAGGTCGGCGTAGACGTTCGCGTCGACCAGGCCGGTCCCGTCTTCCTTCGTGAGGGTGATCGCCATGTCGCGCTCCTACGTCTTCGTGATGTCTTGCTGGAACTTATACTCGTTTTTCGCGATCGTTAATATCTTCCCGGCCGCGTCGGTTTGCTGGATGTCGTAGAAGTAGTCGTCGGGAACCTGGTCGGCATCGCCGGCGGACCAGGGGAACTCGACCTCGCCGCCGGGCGCGTCGATGATCGTCCCGTTGATCGTCACGAGCTCGGTCCCGATCGGCGGACCTGGATCCGGATCCTGTTCGGTGTTGACCGTGAGCTTGAACGAGAAGCTCGTGATGTCGAGCGGAAGCGTCGGGTCGTCCGGATCCTTGACGAAGATCTTGTCGGGCGCGGTGTCGCCGCGCTTGCGGGCGATGCACACGCCAGCGAGATCGGTATCACATGAGGCCATTGTCGTCTCCTACTGGGTCGAGTTGAGCCGCCCGGCGATGAGATCCTGGAGGCTATTGAGCCGCCCGATGTCGAGATCCTGGAGGCTGTTAAGTTGTCCGGCCTCGAGATCCTGGCGGGTGTTCTCGAGGAAGTTTATCAAGGTCTGGATCGAGTTGGGGATCCGGACCGCGCCCTGGTCGAAGATGATCCCGTCGAGCGTGAGGGCGAGATTGATGAGACCAGCCAGGTCGCCGACTCCGCGGAGCGCGCCGCTCGGGAGGAGGGTGAGCTGGGCGGATCCGGCGAGTTGACCCAGGCCGACCGCGGTCCCGGTCGGGGTGAGCGTGAGCGGGATCGTGCCGGCGATGCCACTGATCCCCGCGATCGTTCCGCTCGGGTCGATGAGGAGGTCGATCGTGCCGGCGAGGTCGCCAGGTGAGACCAGGCGCCCGGTCGCGGTCAAGACCAGGGCCGCGGATCCAGCGAGAACGCCTTCGGCGACGATCGTCCCGGTCGGGGTGATCGTCATCGTTAAGCCGCCGGAGAGCCGGCCGGTCGCGTTGAGATCGGCCGCCGCGGTCAAGGCGAGCGCGATCGTGCCGGCGAGCGGTCCTATCGCTCGGAGGTCGCCCGTCGGGCTTATGACGAGCGCCAGGGAGCCCGCCAGGGCGCCGAGCCCTTCGAGGCTTCCCGAGGGGATGAGCTGGAGCGGGATCGTCCCAGCGAGGCCTCCTACGGCCTCGAGGGCGCCGGTCGGGGTGATGACCAGGGCCGAGGATCCGATGAGCTGGCCGAGGGCCGTGAGGGTCGCCGCGGGGAGGAGCGCCATGTCGATCGAGCCGATGAGCTCGCCCTGGGCCCCGAGACTTCCCGAAGGCGCGAGAACCAGGTCCAGGCCGCCCAGGAGCTCGCCCAGGGCGACCAGGTCGCCGGCGAGGGTGATCGTCAAGGCCAGGCTCCCCAGGAGGCCTCCGGTCGCCTGGAGCGTTCCCGAAGGCGTGATCGTGATCGAGGCGGCGCCAGCCAGGGCGCCCAGGGCCGAGAGCGTTCCGGTCGCCGTCAAGACGAGCGGGATGACGCCGGCCAGGTTCCCGCCGACCGCCTGGAGGTTCCCCGTCGGCGTCAAGACGAGCGCCAGGTCGCCTATGAGCTCGCCAGTCGCGCGAATTGTCGCGGCCGGCGTGATGATGAGGCCGATCGTCCCGGCGATGGCTCCGGTCGCCTGGAGGGTCGCGAGCGGCGTGAGGACCAGGTTCGCGGATCCGGCGAGGGCTCCGGTCGCCCGGATCGTGGCCGCTGGAAGAAGCGAGAGCGCCGAGGAGCCGGTGAGAGCTCCGGTCGCCCGGAGATCCGCCGCCGCGTCGAGCGCGAGATCGGAAGAGCCGGCGAGCGCGGCCTTCCCGGCGAGGTCGGCCGCCAGGTCGAGAACCAGATCCGCCGATCCGCCGAGCTCGCCCTTCGCCTGGATCGTGGCCGCCGGCGTGAGCTCGAGGTCCGAGGAGCCGGCGAGCTCGCCCTGGGCCTGGATCGTCGCGGCCGGGGTGAGCGTGAGATCGGAAGAGCCGGCGAGCTGGGCCTTGCCCTGGATCGTGGCCGCCGGCGTGAGCGTGAGATCGGAAGAGCCGGCGAGCTCGGCCTTCGCCTGGGCGGTCCCCGCGGCGTCGAGAACCAGATCCGCGGATCCGGCGAGCTCGCCCTGGGCTTGAATCGTTGCCGCTGGCGTGAGATCGAGATCCGCCGAGCCGGCGAGCTCGCCGATCCCGTTGAGGTCGGCGGTCGGCGTGAGCGTCAAGGGGATCGAGCCGGCGATCGGATCGTTCCCTCCGACGATGTCGATGACCTGGAAGGTCCGCTCGCGCCTGGTCGATGTCTCGCCGGCCGCGCCTCGTGTTTGCCACTGGAGCGCGAAGGTCGTCGCTCCGCTCTCGCCGGTGACGGCCCGGATCATGGCGGCATTGTTCGCGCGGTCCTCAAGGGTTTCCAGGTCGTCCGCGTAGACGGTCATCTCGGCCCCTTCCTGGATCCCGCCGATGGCGAGGCGATTGTCCCAGGTCGTGTCAGTTCCTCCCTTCGGCGTGACCATGCCGAGCGTGAGCGCGATCGAGTTGACCGAGTCGATCGAAGGCGTCCCGCTCATCCCTGGCATATCGGCATAACTTCCCGGCGACGTGTTGTTCGTGAGCGAGGACAAGTCGACCAGGAGATCCGCGTCGGCCGTGATCTCGACGACCTGGAAGGTCCGCGGCTTGAAGGTGTCCATGACGGGCGAGCCGGTGAGGGCGATCCACTGGATCGAGAACGCATGGGACGCCGCGGAGACGCCAGTCTCGGCCCAGGCCATCGTCACGCCCGTCAATTCGTCGATGTTGTCGATCGTCTGAGCCGAGCGCGGCCCGTCTCGAGCCCCGTCGATCGCGAACCGATGCTCGGCGACCTGGTCGGAGCTATTGTCTTCGCATTGGGAGCCGTGGATGAAGAGCAAGATCGAGCCGGCCGTCGGCGTTGCGTTCGCCGAGAGGTCCACCATGTTCGCGAAGCTGCCCGGCGCGGAGTTCGCCACCATCGTCTCGAGGTCGACCAGGATCTCCGCGCCGCTGGCGAACTCGATGATCTGGAAGGTCCGGACGTATGCGGTGTCGATCGCCGTCGCCGCCCCTGATCGGTTCTCGCCCTGGACCGCGAAGGTGTGACTCCCGGCCGAGAGTCCGGTGAGCGCGTGGATCAGGGTCCGCCCGTCGCCTTCGTCCGTCCCGTCGGAGTAGCTTGTGATGGCGGGACCGACACGGCTCCCGCCTTCGGTGAAGCGATAGTCGGCCGAGGCGTCGCCGCTCGGGAATACAGGATTCAACGACATCATGAGAAGGACGACCGAGTCCGGCCCGGCGATGTCGACCGTGTCGCTCATGCCGGCGATGTCCGCCCAGGACCCCGTCAAGGTGTGCGAGGTCGTGAGACTGAGATCGGTGAGGAGGTTCGCCACGAGGAGGCCCGCGGCTTAGAACGCCGACTTCCGGGCCTCGCGGATCACCACGCGGGAGAGTGTCTTGAGGAAGTTCTGGCGCTGGGTGTTCGTGAAGGTGTCCCAGTTCGGGAAGTTCGCCTCGAGCGCGTCGAGGTCGGTCTGGTCCTGGTTGAGCCGGTCCTGGCTGGCGGTGTGATCGGTCGAGACATGATTCGCGAGGAGCGTGTCGAGGGCCGCGGCTTCTCCTACGGTGAGGGCGGTCGTGAAGACGAAGCGGATCTCGCCAGGCTGGGCGATGTCCTGGGTGTTCGCGACCTTGTCCTCGGCGACGACTCTCGGGCCTGGCGCTGGCGTTCCGCGGAACTTCCCCAGGCGGACGAAGCCGGCGAGGAAGAGCGACTCGAACGGGAGCGGCGCGGCGACGAGCTGTTCGATCAGGAGGTCGCGGTTGTAATCCTTGAGAGTTGTCCGGACTTCGTCGGCCATTGTTTCACCTTATGCCGAGCCGATCGTTCTCGGCCGCGTCGGTCAAGATGCCGGCGAAGCGGTGAGTCTTCGACGTGTCGCCGGCCCAGCGTTTAGCCTGGCGTCCGCCGGCCCGGATCCAGCCGGCGATCGTGAGCGCGGCCGGCGCCTCCCAGCGCGCGATCACGGTCTTCAATCGGATGTAAACGAGCGGCCCCTCATGCCAGACGTCCCAGGGCTTGCCATTGTCTCGGGCTTCGGCGTTGCCGATCGGCCGGAGGTTCGCCTCGTCCGCCTTCCGCTTGAGCGCGAACCGTTCCTTCGGAGTCGCGCCGGCGATCCTGGCGGCGACGCCGCCGTGGAGTCTCATCCGCTGGGCGATCTGGAAGGCCAGCGTGTAGGACATCCGCGCCCTCATCTTGCCGACGCGGAGGACGACGATGTCGTCATCGGCATCGACTGAGACGCCGGTCCGCTCGAAGAGCTCGCTCACGCTACTCGGTCGCGACTTCGGCTTCCGCCGCGGCCTGGGCTGGAGCGGCTCCGCTTTTGAGGACCGCGCCCATGATGGCCTTCGCCTTCTTCGAGCCGCGAGCGCCAGCGAGGACGGCTTCGCGGATCCCGTCATGGTGAGCTTTCCAGTCCGGGTTATCTTCGAGGTCGGCTTCGTTCCGGGTCTCGAGGTAGTGTATCTCCGCGAGGCGGCGCTTCCCTTCCTTGTCGTATTTTGCGACCAGGTCGGTGTCCTTCGCGTCTTCCGCTCGTGCCGTGACAAGCTCGAGGCGGCCCAGGCGGAGCTCGAGCCGGGCCTGGCGTCGGACGTTCTTCAAAAATGTGGCGAGTTGCATGATGTAGATCCTTGAATTATTTCCGGTTAGTCGAAGGAGACGTCGAGGTCTCCGCTGGCGAACTCGGGCGTGATGCCGACGCTCACGGCCAGCGAGGCGGCCAGGGCGCCAACCATGTCGAGGAAGCCGGCGCCGCTCACGGCGAAGCCGAGCCCGAAGTGGGTGAGCGTGTCGGATCCGGCCGACGCCTGGGCGTAAGTGATCGGCGAGTCGTTGTCGACCACGCCGGCCGCGACGGTCCAGCCGGCCGCCGACCTGGCGACGCCGATCCGGGCGTAGGGTGTATAGGTCGCCTCGTTCGTGGTCTGGTCTGAGACCGACTCCGCGGGGAGCGCGGTCATGAGGCTCGTGAAGAAGCTCCCGGCTCCGGCCGAAGGCTGGAGTCCGGCGGCGTCGCCGAGGTTCGGGAGGGCGAGATTGATGAACAAGTGCTCGAGGTTGTCGTCCTCGAAGAAGTCCTGGGCTGACATTATGAGCTCCTGGTTGTTGGCATGGTGGAGCCCTCACGGCTTCGGCCTGGGTGATTATTGCATGGGATCCCGATCATGTGAACGTCGCCGTCCCGATCTGGATGAGCTGAGACTTCGGTCCGCGGAAGTAGACGATCACCGTCCCAGCCGGCGCTCCGATCGCGCGGGTGATCCGGATCGCGTGAGCTTCGCGGAAGACGTGGCGGATGTTCACGCGACCGCCTGAGATCCCGGCCTCGGCCGAGACATAGTCGATCGACTGGGTGACGTCGAGGACACCGAGATCGCCGGCCAGGGTCGCCGCGTTGATCTCGAGGGCGATCTCCGCCGAGGCGGGAAGCGTGAGCACGTTCGCCGAGGATCCGCCAGCCGCGACCGCTCCGAAGTCGAAGGGAGCGGAGAGCGTGACGTCGATCGTGAGGAGATCGTTCCCTCCGCCGGTCTGGGCGACGGTAGCCGCGCCAGCGCCAGGCGAGACCGTGTAGGCTCCCGCGATCTGGATCGCGACCACGGTGACGGCGCCCGCAATTTCCGAGACGACATAGCCGCGGCCCTGGATCGAGAAGGTTCCGCCGGTGATGAGGAACTCGTCCCCGACGCTATAGCCGCCGCCGCCGACATTGACGGCGAGGTCGATGATCCGGAAGGGTCCGGGCTCGAAGCCCGCGATGTCGAAGTCCTTCTGGTCCTGTTTTGTTCGGCGCCTCTCACGGGCGAACCAGTTCCGCGCGCTTGCGGCGCGGGGCCCCGTCGGCGTTGCCATGATCTACTCCGCTGCATTGGAGGACGCCGCTCCTGGAGCCGCGTCGCCGTCGGGCTTCGCCGCGGTGATCGGCGTCCTGGTCGGTCGCTTCATGCCGCGGGCCCGTTGCGTGGCGAACGCCGCGTCGATCGGTGACTTGCCGGCGGCCTTGAGGATCGCCTTGATCCGTTCGGGTGAGCTCGCCCTGGTTCGGCGGATCTCCTTCTGGCTCAAGACATAGCCGCGGACCGCGGTGACGTGATGATCGGAGGCGGCCAGGTGAGGATTGAGCAACAAGGACAAGCGTCGAAGCTCATCGCGGCATAGTTCCGCCGCCGCCAGGGTCTCCTCGAGCTCGGCCTGGACGTCCGCCATCTTGCCGCGGAGCTCTTCCTTCTCGGCCTGGATCTTCTGGTCTTCTTCGCTCGGATCCGGAGGCCTGGGAGCGTCGGCGATCGCCTTCTTCCGCCTGGTCTTGTCGGCGGTCTTCTTCTCCTCCTGGGCGGCCTTTACCGGCGGCGCGATCGTCTTAGCTGGCGGCTCGGCTTCCGGCTTGGGATCCGCCGCTGGAGATTCGGACGGCGGCGCCGCCGGCTCGGGTTCTGGTTCGGGGTCGGCCGTGGGCGGATCCGGAACGGTCTCGGGCGCCGGCGTCTCCTCGATGGCCGCGAGCTCTTCGGCGAGCTCCTCGGTCGTCGGTGTGGCCTCGGTCGGGTCCTGGCCTTCGGTCTTGTCGTCGTCTTGCATGAGTCGGGACTCCTACGGGTTGAAAGGGGAGCCGGCCCTCACGGCCGGCCTCCGACACGGTGATGACTTAGAACTCGGTTGTCACAAGCCGCGCGGCCTTGATTTGCTTCCGCTCGGGGAAGGTGCGGGCCCAGTTGTTCACGCCGTCGGCGATCTCGACGTTCGTCGGTCCGCCGTCCGGGTTCGCTACGGATCCGGCCAGGAAGTTATAGCCGACCGGATGCATGGACCATTCGATCCGCGAGAAGAGCTCCTCGCCGCCGCCGCCGTTGCCCTGGGAGGGCTCGCGCTCGACTTCGGCCGGGACCTTCGGATTGCCGACGCCCCAGCGTGAGGCCATCGCGCCGAAGATCCAGGTGTCGAAGACGCCCGCGGCGTTCGGCATCGTGTCGTCCACGATCACACGCCGGCCGAGGAACGTCGGGACGTCCTGGGCGAGCGCGTTCGAGGAGTCGGGGATGAAGTCGATCAGGTTGTTCTTCTGGGCCTTCGAGAAGACGATCGAGTGCATCATGACGGCCACGAAGTCGCCCTGGCTATCGCCGGCGGTCGTGATCGCGTCGATGAAGGCCTCGGCCGAGAAGTCGGTGACGCCTGGGGTGAACGCGCCCGATATGTCGACCGTGAGGTCGTCCTGGGCGGCGTTGTTCGTGATGCCGGCGCGCGGGTCGTCGTTCGGGGCGACCTGGGCGTTGTCGGCGAAGATGCCGGTCCAGGTCGAGACGAACACGGCCTGGAGACGTCTCCGCCAGTAGGCCGCCACGTTCGAGGCGATTGAGTTCGCGGGATCATCGCCGGCCAGGGCCGCGGCCAGGTCCATCGTCTTCCAGGACTGGTTCCGCGACAATCGGGTCGCGATCTCCTGGTTCGACTGGATCTTCGCCGGCGTTGCGATCGTCGCCGGGTTGTCGCTCGAGACTCGGTCGTCGAGGACGTTCGAGTCGTCGTCGTTGTCTCGCCACGAGGGCGCGTTGAAAGTTGTCCCGCCGCCCGCCAGGAAGCCGTCCAGGGCCGGGTCGCGTACTACGACGCCGGAGTCGACGAGGGCGGTCTTCTGTTCTGTGAGGGTTCGGACGTAAGGGGCGAAAATTGCCGGAACTACTACATCGGCGACTCGTACTTCGGCCATGAGGGTCTCCTAATTTCCAAAATAAGCCGAGCCCTCACGGCCTGGCGGGTTGTTTACGTGAGCGAGTCTACCTTACTGGAACGACCGCGCCCAGTTCTACGCCGACGGCCTTCATGAGCCGCTCGGCTTCGATCTTGTTTGCCGTGTAGAGCTTGCCCTGGTTCGTGAGGTTCCAGCCGGCCTTCGACCAGGGGTTATCCTTGCCCAGCTCCCCGCCGGCTCCAGGCCCTCCCGGCCCGTCACCGTCGGCTCCCGCGCCCTTCGAGGCCGGCCAAAACATCCGGAACGACTTGTCGCGAGCGATCGCGGCGAAGTAGTCGTCGGGCTTCTGGTTCGGACTCACGCCGGGCCCGGCTTCGAGCTTCGTCACGACGCTCCCGTCCTGGGCGATCTCGAAGTCCGGCTCGATGAGCGAGACGAGGTTCCCGACTCCCTCCGGCGTCGCGCCGGCGGAGTTGGCGGCCTGGGTGAGCTTGTTTCTTATCGTTGTGTCGCGGCTCTTCCCCAGGGCGTCGTCTCGTTCTGTTTTGAGCTTTTTGTTGTCGGACGTGAGGCTGGCGACGTTCCGCTCCAGGTCATGAAGACGCGCGGAGACGTCTCCCGAGATCTGGTCGTCGCCTTTCCCGTTCGGCTTGCCGTCAGGCTTCACGCCTGGGGCGAGCTTTTTGAGACCGGCCTCGATGAGCTCGGCGACATCGTCGCGCGTGAGACCGGCGTCGTTCTTCCTCGCGAAGTCGGCGCCGGCATCGGTGAACCGCTTCTTCAAAGCGGTCGCGTAGTTGTCGAAGTCTTGCTGGGTCTTCATGCCTGGGACGTCCAGGACGAAGACGCCGTCGGTCTCGACGTAGTGATCCTTGAGTCCTTCGGGGATCTTCGTGGCGTCTGATAGAACGGCTTCGAGTGTCATCGGGGTCTGGCTCCTCTCACGAGAGCATCGGCTCGACGCCGATCATATGCCCGGCGTTATGTAAAGTCTACAGGGCCGGGATCGAGGCGTCGGCGCCAGGCGGCGCGGGAAGGTTCGCCCGAGAGAAGCGTCCCGGATCCTGGTCGTAGAGCTGGCGAAGCGTGAGGCGTTGCCCGGAGTTGTCGACGAAGCCCTTGAGGTCGATCTCGCCGGCGCGGAAGAGCCGGCCACGAGTCGGGCCGAGGACCTCGTTCTGGAAGCTCGCCGGGCGAGCTCGGAGGAACTCCTGGTATGTCGTCTCGGCGGGAACGCGGCCGACGAGCTTATCGACGGCGCGCGCCCTGGCCGGGCCGCGAAGACCGCGGAGTTGTTTCGGCGTCGTGGCGACGAAGGGGCGCTTCCCGAGCTTGCGCCCGTCGACGACCGGGGCGCGGATCGACCGACAATTCAGGTGCAAGGGCGGGATCGGTCCCTCGCCGACCTTGAAGACATCGCCGTCGAGCGACTGGCAGATCGGCGTGGTCCTCGAGTCCAGGGTCGCCACGTAGACCTCGCGCGATATGACGCGGGCGTTCCGCTTGTAGAGGGCCTGGCGGGTCGCGTTCGAGATCGCCGAGACGGCCGTGGCGGCGAGCGTCTGAGCTCCGCGCCGGGTGATCTCGCGCGTCCCGTCCGCGCCGCCCAGGGCGCCAGTCCCGAAGATGCGCCGGCCGATCTGGGTCGGGCTCTCGTTGAAGACGAGACCCTGGCGGATCTGGTCCATCATGCGCCGGCGATCGCCGACCTCGTAGGTCCGGAGCCAGTCGCGGAGGATCCGGTTCTGGAAGGGCCGAGCCATGACGATCCCGCGGAGCTCGCGGGTCGAGGGGAGGACGGCCTCGAAGAGGACCGGGAGCGAATCGGAGAGGAGGCCCTGGATGAAGAGCGTCTCGCCGGCGGCCAGGCCGACGAGTTCCTTCCGGACCAGGTCGTTGATCTCGGCGAAGGTCGAGCGATTGATCCGGGCGATGAGCGCGGCCGTCTTTATCATCCGCTTTGTCGTGGCCGGCCCAGGATCCCAGCCGAGAGAGGCGATCCGCTCGAGGCGCTTCCGGATCGCGGTCCGGAGCTCGGGCTCGGCTCGCGCCAGGAGCCGGCGGATCCTGGACGACATCCCCTCACCGAAGCGGAGGAGCTGGATCTGGTGAGCGATGAGCTGGTCCTGGATCGCGTCGTTCGAGGTATGAGCCACGGCCTACTCTTCCTCGTCGCCCTGGGGCGGTCCTCCTGGGCCGGGTTCATCCCCGCGGGCTGGCTCGCCGCCGCCGGCCGCGTCGATCGCCGCCTGGCGAGCTGCGATCATTGCCGGGTTGTTGATGTCGCCCGGAGGTCCGCCCGGAGGCGCGCCTTCTTCGCCGTCGATGAAGGCATCGCCGCCGGTGTCAAAGGCGTCCATGTTGGCCTCCTCCTCGATCGCCTCGAGCTCCTCCTCGAAGGTGAGCTCGGTGAAGTCCTTCTGGCGGAGCCAGTTGTGGATCGACTTCCAGGAGAGCGGGACCTTCGACTTCTTCGCCGTGGCGAAGGCGATGAGATCGGCGGGGTCCTGGGTTTCGGTGATGAAGTCCAGGTTCGGCTCGACCTTGACCTCCTCGGGATCCGCGCCGACCCAGATCGCGGCCTGGCGGAGGGCGGTCTCGAGCCCGGTCGCCGAGGTCATGGCGATCGTCTGGAGCGTGGCGGTCCTGGCGGCGACTCGGATCCGGAGCGTCTCGGCGGCCTCGGCGCCGGCGCCGCTCGAGAGGAGCTTGATCCCCTCCTCGCCGGCGCGCTTGTAGTCGTCCTCGAGACTGGTCCGTTGTTCGGGGAGCGCCTGGGAGTCGGGCCCGATGAACTTCGCGTCGGCCTCCGGGTCCGGGAGGTTGAGGTAGGCGCCGGAGCCGATGATCGGCTTGTCGTCCGCGCTCGGATTCGCGTCGGGGTCGGCCGAGGCGAGGTCGTAGCCGGTGATGACGAGCGTGTCCTGGCCGGCCATGAAGAGCGCGCTCCGATGATCGGCTTCGCCGCGGTATATGGCGAGCGCCAGGTTCGCCAGGTTGATGAGCGGGACGTCGGCCGGCTGGGTCGCGAGGTCGGTCGTGTTGATGAAGACGAAGGGGATCTCCTCGAGGGTCTTCCCGCGGATCATCGGCGTGATCGCTTCCTGGAGCGCGCCGTCGCGTTCGACCTGGGTCGTGTAGACGTTCGAGTCCGCGTCGCCCAGGGTGAGCGAGCGGAAGCGCGGGACCAGGTTCCACGTGAAACGGTTCCCGGTGTCGCGCTCGTAGCGCGTCTCGTCGAGGACCGTCATGAGAAGCCGGCGGACCGCCTGGCTCCGCTTGTTGTCGTCTTGTTGCTTGATGTCGTTCGTGATCGTGAGGTCGTCCCAGTTGAGGACCTGGGGCGCCGGATAGCGGACGATGAGCGGGAGGTCCCGGTCTGGATCCACGTCCAGGAGGAGGCCCAGGCGTCCGTAGAGGAGCTGGTTGAGGTGGATCTGGACCAGGAGATCGTTGAGCGACTCGCCCTTCGGCGTGGCGAGCTCCCTCATGTCCTCGAGCGCCTCGGGGAGCTCGATGTTCGCCGGCTCGCGGTCGAGGATCCCGGTGAGGGCCCGGACGGTCTCCTTCACGAGATCCGGGAAGAAGGCCCGGACGATATACGCGGTGTAGAGCTCCAGGCCTTCGCCGTCGAGCGCGTTCGGCTTCGAGCTCAAGGCCCTCATCCCGGAGGTCTCCGGGAGGTATTGGTTCGTCTTGCTTTTGATGTGGCGCTGGCCTTCGTTCGTGTCGAACATGACGACCCAGTCGGGCCGCCTGGCCTGGAAGTCGGGGTGAGGGTCGGAGACGTTCGAGCCGCCGGATCCGGATGACTCGGGCGTCGTGGTGATCCCAGGCTGGAGGGGTGCGGTCGGGTTCGCGAGTATTAAGGCCATGCTATGAGGCTCCTCTGATAGCGCCAGATTTAGGTCGACCTGGTTGTCTCACGGCTCGATGATAGGCTCGAGAGAAGGCGTCGATCTGGTCCTTGAACGTCGAGCCGGGGAAGGCCTGGGCCTCATCCAAGAACACGCCGTTCCAGGCTCCGCGGACGAGATACACTCGACCGCCTTCGACTTGTGACGCCGGAGCTTCGGCTCGGACTTCCTTGTCGCCGCTCTCGGGCGAGTAGAAGATCCGATGGCGGGGAAAGTCGGCGATGATGTCCTCCGCCTGGGCCTTGCCCGCCTGGCCGGGGTCCTGCGGAAAGTCGATTATCACGCCCTTCCCGTCCTGGTCGCCGGTCGTTCTCATTGTTGTCCGGACCTTAAATGGCGAGCCGCGAAGACGAACCACGTCCTCGATATAGATGTTCCGCTTTACATAACGTAAACGCAAGCCGACGGTCCAGGAGGCGCGCTTCGCGTTGACGGCCTGGGCATCGGTCGCCGCCAGGTCCCAGCCGCGGACCACGGTCCCGCCCTTCGGGACCTCGCTCGCGTCGATCATCCGGAAGTCGTCGCGCTTGAACATCGAGCCCTCGCGCGGGTGCGGTCGTTGCTGGAGCTGGCCGGCGGTCCCGTATGCGGTGAGGCCGGTCTCGAGCTCGAGGATCCGGTTCTCGGGGAAGAGCTCGGGGAAGAGGAGCTCGCCTTCGGTCTTGCGCCAGTCGAAGAGACACGGGTGAGGGTGATCGGTGTCGAACCTGGCGGGGAGACACAAGTGGGTCCAGAGCTCGCCCTCCTCATCCAGGAAGACGCCGGTGAGATCGAGCGGGTGTAGCCGTTGCATGATGATGACGACGGCGCCGGTCTTCGAGCGGACCCTGGTCGGGAGCGCGAGGCGGATCTTCCGGACGATCTCATCGCGGACCGAGTCGCTCTCGGCTTGCTCGATGTTGTGAGGATCGTCGAAGACCACGATGTCGCCGCCTTCTCCCATGATGCCGGCGACCGCGCTCGAGAACCTGTAGCCGCCCTGGGTGTTCGCGAAGCGGCTCTTCGTGTCCTGGCCGGTCCGGAGGAGGGCCCAGCCGCCAGGCCGGCCCAGGAGAAGGTCCTGATAGAACGGCGAGCGGATGAGATCTCGAGAGCGGTCGGCGTCGCGAAGCGCCAGGTCGCCACGGTAGGACGTGAAGGCGAAGCGGACCTCGGGCCGGACGAGCCAGGCCCAGGCCGGCCAGAAGACCGACACGGTGAGGCTCTTCATGTGGCCGGGCGGGACGTTGATGATGAGCCGGCGGATCCGGCCGGCGAGGACTTGCTCGAGGATCCAGCACAAGGTCCGCGTGTAGCGGCCGAAGACGCCCTGGACCGGATCGACCCACGGCCACGCCTGGACGATGAAGTCGTGAAGCCCGAGGCCTCGGCGGGCCCGTTCGGATCTAATCCTGGCGAGGGCTCGCGAGCTCATCGACGCCGGCCTTCACGAGGATCCGCTCGAGATCCGCGAGCTCGTGATCCTCGAGGAGCGTGAGGTCCGCCGTCTCCGGGATGAGGAGATCGCCCAGGGCTTCGTCGCCGCGGCCTGGTTTGAACTCCTGGAAATATCCGGCGATCAGGATCGAGAGGATCCGGTCCGAGGGCGGCTTGATGTGGAGGTTGTTCTTCGTGTCGGTGTATTCGCTCCAGGTCGTCGCGCGCTTCCAGCCCTCGCCGACCAGGAGCTCACGGCCTTCGGTCATGGCCTCCCTCATCGACTCGCGGAAGCTGGCGTTCTTCTGGGCGAAGGCGTAGACGGTCGAGCGGCTCCAGCCGATCCGCCTGGCGGAGAGCGAGACGTTCCCGGTGTGGCGGAGGGTCCGGAGGAAGTCGACCAGGTTCTCGGGGAGGAGCGAACGGTGTCCGGGCTTCGCGCGCTCGCGCGCGGGATCATGTCCTGGGGGCGTCTGGTTGTCGGTCTCGGCCATCACGGCCTCCTGTTCGTCTCACACGATGCGGGTCCGATCGTACACGTCCCAGGAGCCGCGGACGAGCGCGGCGATGTCGAGCGGGAGCTCCAGGATGTCCAGGTAGTCGTCGGCGATGATGATCGCGCCATAGAACGACCAGATCTTCGTCGAGGCCGAGTTCCAGACGTGAGAGTCGTCGCGGTCCCGATAGACGGCATCGACCAGGGCCTTCTCGAGGTTGTCCTTGTCGGGCTTCCCCAGGTGCGGATGACCGACGTGTTCGCGCTTCTTCTTCTCCGACCAGGACGGCCAGACCGGGATCAGGAAGACGGCGTGGAAGAAGTCCTCGGGGAGCTCCTGGATCTGATAGGCGACCTGGTCGCGGAAGGCGCGATAGTTGAGGACCGCCTTCGACGGCTTGAACTTATCGCGCCGCGATTGTCTGGGCGCCGGCGTCGGCGTGACGTCGAGGACCTGGATCCGGTCGCTCAATTATGTCGCCGACTTCCCCGCCTCGCTGGCTTCTTCGTGGGCCGCTTCGGTCGCCGATCCCGGCATGGGTTCCTTCTCTTCGCCATAGTTCAATCGCTCCAGGTGCTCGAGGCGCTCGGCCTCGTTGTTGAAAAAGATCAGGCCCTCGACCGAGTCGAGCTCGTAGAGGGCGGCGGCCTTCTCGCCTTTCGCCACGTGGTCGATCGCGTTCCAGATATGGGCGAGGGCGTGTTGAAGTTCTGAGTCGTCCTTGATGCTCATGGATCGAAGCCGGGCCCGAAGATGAAGCCCGCGATCGAGCCGGCGAAGATGATCCCGATCCAGATCAGGAGCGCGACGCCGATGATGATCGCGAGCTTCTTCGGTGTCATTACTTCCCGGTGAGCTCCTTCACCTTATTGATGATCCAGACGCCGATCCGCGCGCTCGGCGGATAGAGTTGAACCAGGACGAGACCGACGGCGACGCCGATCACGAGGGTCGTGAGGCTGAGTCCGAATAACATGGGCTTCTCCTACCGTTGAAAAACAAATAAGACGACGGCGACCAGGGTGATCGCCAGCGCGGCATAGGTCACACGTCGACGAGCTGCCCTCCGGTCGCCGCCTGGGGAGGGCTGAGATCTAAAGATACGCCGACCCAGGCGGGGAAGGTTGCCGGGTCGCTCATGTTGCCGGCTTCGTCGACCTGGACGACCGCGAAGTCGAACGTCCCCTCGATCTCGGGGATCTCGATCTCCGGCTCCAGGCTCTTCCCGAACGGGTCGACCGAGCCCGCGTCGATCGACGCCAGCCAGACATCGACGTCGGCCGCGGCGTCTCGTTGATACCAGTCCCAGGAGTCGGCCGCGGGGTCCGGGTTCACGGTGAGCTTCTTCGACTTAATTCTCGACATGATGTTCTCCTATTCGATCCCGCCGCCGGTCGCCGGGGCGAGCTTGATGAGCATCACGAAGCCGCGAGGATACACGAGCGGGTCGGTGTATGTCGGATCTGGGCTCGACGCGATGATCGAGCACAAGATGAGCCCGCGGCTCGGATGTTGTTCGGCTTCTGGTTCGCTCCCCAGGTCGCCATCGGTTCGACACGCGCGGGCCTCGATGAAGTAGGTCCCGGCCCGGTTCGGTGTCCAGCCGAACGAGCGATCGGCCTCGGGGAGCTCGGCCTTCATGACGGGAAAGGCGACGCCCTTCGGCGGGAACTCGAAGACCTGGAGCTCGGTGAAGAGCGCCATCGAGTCGACGTCGGACTGGACCAGGCTCCAGCGGATCGTCCGCTCGTCGCCGGTGAAGGCGAAGAGGAAGGCCTGATTGTAGACGACACAATTCCCGGCCGGACATGGCTCCTCGAGCGGGACGGGCGGATCCTGGGCGCCGGCGGCGGTCCAGGCGACGATCGCCATGACCACGACGACGACGATCATCCAGGCTCGGATCCAGGGGCGCGTCTTCTCCTGGGCCGGCGGATCCGGAGGGCCTGGGTCGTCTGGTTGTTTCATGCGCCGAGGTTCTCGGCTTCGGGGTCGGCGGTCGGGCCTTGTTCGCCGAGGACCTTCGCCATGTGCACACGCGCCGCGATCTCCTCGGTGAAGCCGCCGTCGTCGACCGCCTCGCCGGAGTTGTAGCGCGCCAGGTTGCGGGTCTCTTCGTAGACGATCCGGAAGTTCCGGCCCATGCGTTGAACGCGGAGCGGCGGGACGGGAGGCTTCTCGGCCTCGGGCTGGGCGCCGGCCTGGGCGATCTTGTCCGCGCGGCGTGACTGGTCGAGCTCCTTCCGGCGCGCCTTCTGTTCTTCGGTCCTGGGCTTGCGGTCGTTCATGATGACGGTCTCCTATATCTTGCCGGCTCGTGAGAGCGAGCGATTGATGGCGCGGGCCTGGCGTTCGGCTCCGGCCTCGCTCGAGTGTCCGCCGCCGTCGGCCGCGGTCCCGCCGGCGTTCTTCGCGACCTTGCCGGATCCCGACTCGACGACTCGGAACTTCGTCCCGCGCTTACGGACGACGACTGGCATCGTCGAGGCCCTCCTGGAGTTCGGCGCGGCGGAGCTTCTCGAGCTCGCCGGTGATGATCTGGCGGTTCTTGATCTTATTCTTGAAGAGCCGAGCCAGGGCGAGGGATGTCCCGACGCCCAGGAGGACGGCCATGATCGTGAGGAGGATCGTCGGCCAGGTGAACATCCGGGGAGCGTAGCATCGCCGGGGACGGCGCGCTACTCCGGCGGATCCTCGGCGACCTTCGTGTTGTGGTCGACGATACACTTCACGAGCTTCGCGCGGATCGCGCGGGACTGAGTCATCCAGGTCCTCATCGCCTGGAGGTTCTCCGCCAGGGCCCCGTAGAGGTCCGGCGAGAACCAGAAGCCCCAGGTCTCCTTCGAGTCCATGACCAGGGTCGGCGGCGTGTCCTTGAGGTTGAGCGAGTCGGGCCTGGGTGTCGTGTCACACACGACGGGCGTCGCTCGTTCCTGGATCGTGATGTCGGGCGGCTTCGAGCCGAAGAGCGAACAGCCAGGAAGAACTCCCAGGAGGACCAGAAGCGTCGCCTCGTTAAGGTTCACGGGACTCGAGCTCGATCTCGTTCCAGACGCGCGTCGTCGCCCTTCGTGCCTGGCGTTCTATCAGGCCGGGCTTCGCCTGGGTGAGGCGAGTCAGACGTTCGCGATCTTCGAGGACCTCGGTCGCTTCGACTTCACGGTCTCGGGCGGCCTGGAGTCTCTCGGTGAGCTCCTCCTGGCGTTCACGTTCTTCTTCGATCGACTCCTCGAGACGATCTCGTTCATGCTCGGCCAGATCGGCGCGGGTCCGCTCGGCCGTTGCGGCGATCTCGGCGGCGACCCTCATGTCGATCTGGCCGTTGACAAGCAAAGCGCCGGCGGCGATCATCCCTCCGCCGAGAACCAGGACCACGAGGAGCGCCTGGATGTTCATGTCTCACCCGCCATTCGATCCCCTTCCGGTCCGGAAGTAGTTGTTCGTAAGCGTCCCCAGGACGCCCGTCATAACCCCTAAGATCCCGACCGGAAAGCCGGCGATAGCCAGCGCGACCGCCTGGTTGTCGATCGTTGTGAAGTCGTAGTTCATGAACCAGGTCGCCAGATAGAACGAGAAGTTCGCGAAGAAGAGGTAGTAGAAAATGACAAGCGCGCGCGGGATTATCCGCAAGGCATCGAGACGATCCGCGAAGCGGATCCAGAAGTCGGGCGACAATTCGGTCATGAGCTTACTCTCAATCGTGGGCGTGTCTCACGCGCGCCTCGTGTGTGGTCACGTCGAACTGATCGACGGCGGCGGTCGTCTCATCCCCTCACTGGGTTCGCCTGGCGAGGATCCTCGAGAGCGTCAAGTTCCGCTCGGTCCGTAGGTCCGAGAGCTCCCTCCGGAGGTCCGCCAGGAGCGCCTCCTCCCTGGTCGTCAGTTCGTCCTCGTTCTCGAGCTCGCGGATCTCAAGCTCGAGCTCCTCGATCCGGATGTCGAGGACCTGGATGAGGAGGACGTCGACCGAAGACACGGTCGCGAGCTGGGCTTCCGAGTTCTCCTCGACGATGTCGGCGAGGGCCTCGATGTCGGCCTTCTGGGCATAGCGTTGATCCGCTCCCCAGACGAGCATCGAGCCGCCGCCTCCCATGAGGAAGGTCGCGATCACGCCGATGATCGTGTAGTTCTGGGCCTTGCTTCGCGTGTTCGTCATGTCAGTCCTCCGCCGGCGGCCTGGGCTTCGCGTTGCTTCGCTGGATGTGGCCGACATCCGCGAGGGTCTGGTCTTCGGTCGAGCCGTCCCGGTCGAAGTCGCCGCCCCAGGTGATCTCGATCCCGAGCTCGTGGGCCGCCGCCTGGATGATGCCGGCGACGAACGAGAAGAGCTTGACGTCGGTCCAGGGGATCCCCTTCTTCCCGGAGCGGAGCGTGATGTAGGGCGCGAAGTCGATCGCGTCGGAGAGCGGATCGCCGGCGTCGTCGGTCGCGTTGTGATACGAGGCCGGCCAGCGTTTTGTCGTGAAGCGCGGGTCGATCCCGTTCTGGGTCGCCTTGTCGCGGAAGCCGTGGACGATCGTGATGTCGATCGACGGCGGGGTCATCTTGAGGGCTTCGCCCATGACCACGACGAGCTCGTCGTGGCACGTGTCGAGCTTCGCGTTCGAGCTCGTTCCGTAGTGATGCTGGTCCGCCATGAGGGGCCCCTGGTTTCCGGTCGGCCTCTTCCGCGGTCCGCCGGCTACGATGTCGAGCGCCCTCACGGCGTCCCGTCGGGAGTCTACCGCGACCGGATCCGCCAGGCAAAAAAAAGCCCCGCCGGAGCGGGGCCTGGGGTGCGGGGTCTATCGGTCGTATTTGATCCGGCCTCGCTTGATGGCGGCGAGCGCGCCCTTGTGGCTTTTGTAGATCGCCTCGGAGCTTCGGCCGTAGAGCCAGACCAGGAAGAAGGCCTCGGTGTCTTCTCTCATCTGATGCTTCGAGACCTTGTAGGTCTTGCCGTCGAGGTCCACGCGGTCGAAGCCGTGGTCGTTGATGAAGGTGTTGTCGTTCGTCATGTGGGTCTCCTTAATTACTATAACCATTGTATCGGTTACGGCTACAGTCGTCCGTGACGTGGTTCACAGTTTAGAGCAACAAGTGAGGAAATCCGGGGCCTCCAGCCGGTTCTCGGGCTTATGTAAGAAAAGAGGCCCCGCCCCTCACGGGCGAGGCCTCACGCGGCGGATGATGTCGCCGCGCCCCGACGTCCAGGAGGACACCGAGACGTCGAAGTCAGTGAAGGCCCGAGGGCTTCTTCGTCGAGCCCTCGGCGATGATGTCGCCGTTGACGTCGACGAGCTGGATCGTGACGTCGCCGGGCTTGATGCTTTTGAGGAACTCGGCCGACATCTGGGGGATCGACGCCTTCATCTGGGCGATCATCTGGATCCGGCCGGCGCGAACGCCGGCCCAGGCGCCGAGGAAGAAGCCGGCCAGGGCGGCGAAGAGGATCCAGCCGGTCACGAGGTCGCCATCGGATCCCGGCGCTCGAAGGGTTGCTCGGGGCCTGGGAGGACCTCGACGTCGAAGGTGTGAGCGAGAACGTCGTGAGGCGTCACGACGATCCGGTCCCAGATCCCGGTCGAGTCGCGGTAGGTGATGATGTAGTTGTCGAGCGTGTCGTCGATCTGGCGAGCGACGTCGCACAAGACCGCCTCGAGGTCGTTCGTCACCGACATTTCCCCGAGGTCCTGGTCGACGATCCGGATGAGCTTCGCCGGCTCGTCGACCTGGAGCGTGTAGTTCGCGCGGACACGCGAGGCGCCGAGGTCGGTCTCGATGACCGTCTTCATCGGACGCTCGTCGAGACGTCGAGATATATCCGGACGCCGTTCACCGTTCCCTCGTCCTTGAGCTCGCGCGCGAAGTCCTGGAGCGCCCTCATGTTCGGCTCGATCATTGTGATCGGGGCCCGGCCGTCGGCGATCGCCCTGGCGAGCTCGAGGAGATCGACGACCTCGGCCTTCCAGGTCTTCGTCACGATCACCGTCGACTCCTGGCCGCGTGTGGCGGCGACCTTCGCCGGCTTCGCCGCGACCTCGACCTTCTTCTCGGCTTCCTCCTGGACGACCTGGGCGACCTGGACGGCATCCTGGCCGGCCTTCTTCCGGAGCGCGTCGGCGAGCTCCTGGGCCTCACGGCGTTCGGCCTCGGCCTTCTCGCGTTCCTGGCGCTTCGCCTCGTTCGCGATCGCGACCTGGGCCTGGGCGAAGCGCGTCATCTTCTTCTTCGCCATCGCGACGATCTTGTCGATCTGATCGCGGGGCGGCTTGAAGAGCGCGTTGATCTCGCGGACCACGGCGTTGAGCGGCTTGACCAGGCTCTCGCGCTTGTCCTCGATCTTGCGCCGGCGGTGTTGCATCATTTTGACCAGGTCGCCGACTTGCCCCTGGGTCTCTTCGTCGGTGACGTCGATCCCCTCGATCGTGCCGGCGAAGGCCGCGATGTCGGTGACGATCGGGGTGAGCTCCGCGATCGCGAGGTTCTTCTGAGTTGATAATTCCACGATGTCCTCCTGGCGCCTCACGCGCCGATTGATGAATCTGGGCCGAGTTCGGCTTCTCGTGTTGCGATGAAAGTCCGGAGCGACGGCTCGAGCTCGGCCGGGATGTCTTCCTTGATGATGATGAGCTGGTCGAACGTGGTCGCCTCGGTAAGGTCGCGGGCGTACTCCGAGAGCTTCTTCTTCGGCTCCGCGATCTTAGCATCCAGGCGCCGATCCTTCGCGCCCTGGGTCTCGACCGAGCGGCTCTCGAGTTCCTTCCGGGCCCTGGCGACGAGCTCGGGCTTGTCGTCGATCTTCTCCAGGATCCAGGAGAGGAAGCCCTCGTCGACTTCCTCCCAGGGGACGTTCCGCCACTCCTTCCCGATCGGACAATGAGACGAGAGCGGCTTCCCGCTATGCGCCGGCATGGCCGAGTCGATCCGGTCCTCGCCCTTCTGGTATGGGTCCGCGCCGCCGTCGCCGAAGTCCTCCGGCTTCATGTCCTCGACGTCCTGGGTGAAGACCTCCGAGAGTCCGCCGGCGTTGAGGACGGCGTCGATGAGCGAGCTCTTCTTCGCCATCTTGAGCGACTTGTTGACGTCGTTGTTGTCCTGGTCCAGGCCACGGGCGCCGATGCCCTCGGAGACGGTCGAGCCGCCCAGGTCGAGGAGCTGGGCCTTCAAGATGATGATCTTCGCGCCTTCCCGGATCCGGTCGATCTCTTCGTCCAGGTTCGGCCAGGTCGGGCGGAGGCCCATCATGCCGGCGATCTTCTCCGCGCCGGCTTTCCACAAGGACGGCTTCGAGAAGTGGTAAGCGTTCGAGCACCACTTCCCGGCGTCGCACACGTCGCGCTTGACGACGTGGATCCGGCCCCAGTCGGTCCCCTCGACCAGGCTCTCGCGGATCCAGGTCATGAGGGCGTCGCGGTTCTTCTTCCGGCGGTCGAGGCCGGCCTTGAATTGTTGCGGCGCCAGGTCGAACGCGGAGCGGACCTGGGGAACCGATGGCTCGATGAGGTTGTTGATGACGGCCGGAACGGCCGACGGTTCGGTCTTGTCGTTCATGGTTTTCTCCCTGCAAAGTGAGGCGGCCAGTGTAGCGCGTCTCGCGACTACGGTCGAGAGCGGCGGACCTGGATCGGGGTGAACGGGTCGGGGTTCGCGGGCCCGGCCAGATCGGGCGAGAGACACTCCGGACACAAGTCGAGCGCCTGGGTGAAGCGGATGACCTGGAGGGTCTCCTGGTCGACGACCTTCGGGCCCTCGGAGAAGGACGGCGTCTCGAAGCGGGCCCCGCAAGCGTGGCATCGCCAGCGGCCCGTCACGAGTAAGGGTCTCCCAGGCCGGCGGAGGCGAGCGCGTCGCGGAAGACCTCGAGCTGGCGGAGGTTGTCCTCGTTCGAGCGGATCGCCCTGAACATCTTCTTCGGCCGGCCCCAGCGAAAGGCGCTCACGGTCTCGACCGTCTCGACCTTCGCCTCGGCCGCCAGCCAGGCGACGATCCGCCGGCATCGCCGGCGCCCGATCTTGACCTGGGCGGCGACGTGGTCCTCGGTGAAGAACGTGTCGGTGTGGGCGTGGAAGTAGAGGAAGACCTTCTCGGTGTCGTTGCGCGCTCCCTTCCAGGCCCTCACGGCTCGAGCTCGTTCTCGGCCATGAGCGCCCAGCCGGGCGTCTCGCCCTCGACCGATCCCCAGGCGAAGAGCCGGCCCTGGTTCGTGAGACCGAAGAGGATCTCGCCGACGGTCTGGATCTGGATGATGAGCTCGCCAGGTCCTCGGGCCGCGTTGACGAGCTCGTTGACACGGTCCTGGGCGACGTAGCGGATCTGGTTCACGCCGCGCTCGGCGAGCTCGCCGTCCTTGTCCTGGGGAAGGCCGGCCGCGATCCGTTCGTCGATCCAGACGATCGTCGGCGCCTTCATGTCGAGCTCCCGGTCGGCTCCGGATCCGGCGGACCGATCACGGGCGCCGGCGGCGGCGCCGGCTGGACGTCGACCCAGGCGTCGGTCACGTCGCGCCCGCATTGTCGGCAAGCGTAGAAGGTCCCGCTCCCGACGCGACTGATCGGATGAACATCACGACATCCGCAAGCCGGACACGCCGGCACGTCCGAGGCCGAGATCATGGCGTCCTCACTTCGCCGGCGAACTCCGGATCGTAGATCGAGCCGAGCGGGACGCGGCCGTTGTAGACGGCGAAGAGCCGGCGAGCGATCTCACGCTTCGGAAGCATGAGCCCGGACTCGATCCGGTGGAGCGTGGTCCGGTGGATCCCGGCGCGGTCCGCGATCGCCTCGGCCGTGAGGCCGGAGTCGACTCGGGCCTGGCGAAGGGTGACTTGTTTCATGTGACGATCCTCAAGCGAAGGGCCTCGAGAGTGTAGCACGAGCCGCAACGACGAGACCAGGAACGGCTCGCCGTTTGACATAACTCACCACGATCGACGAAAGCCGCGTAAACACTGGGCCGGGTTGCCAAAACTGTGACACGGGTCTGGTTTTCTGTAGCGGCGCTTGCTACACTTCAATACATGGACACCACGAATCAAGTCACGAACCTCACCCAGATCCAGGACCTCATCGAGAAGGGCGCCCAGTTCTTCGTCGGTCATTCTGGAGGCAAGGACTCCCAGGCGATGTTCGCGATCCTCTCGACGCTCGTCCCGGCCGACCAGTTACACGTCGTTCACGCCGACCTCGGCGACATCGAGCACGAGAACGTCAAGGGCTTCATCCGCTCGAACATCGACGACAAGGAACTCCTCGTCGCCCAGGCGATCCACGCCGACGGATCGAAGAAGGACTTCTTCTCAGCCGTCCGCGCTCGTCGCGCTTCACTGGACTCGAAGGGCAAGACCGACGCGCCGGCGTTCCCGAGCTCGGCCGCTCGCTTCTGTACATCCGACCTCAAGACGGGCCCGATCTGGAAAGTGATCCGGGCCCAGGGCGACCACGCGATCGTCGTGAATTGTGTCGGGATCCGCGCCGAGGAGAGCCCGGTCCGCGCGAAGAAAATCGCCGACCGCGGGACCTTGAACGTCAACACGAAGAACACGAACTCGAAGCGCCAGGCGTTCGACTATTGGCCGATCGCCGACTGGACAATCGCCCAGGTCTGGAACGAGATCGAAGCGAAGGGTCAAGAACGTCATCCGGCATACGACGCCGGGAACGACCGCCTCTCGTGTGTGTTTTGCATCTTCGGAAGTCGCGGCGACCTGGCTCGCGGCGCCGAAGCCCGCCCTGAATTACTCCAGAAGCTCGCCGACCTCGAGGCCGATGTTCGGACCACGATGTTCTCCGGCGAGACCCTGGCCGCTCGAATCAATTCGATCCAAAAGTAGAGGAGGACATCATGAAGAACACCGTCAAATTTTACTCGAACCTCACGAACTGGGACCTCATCGTCCAGGTCTTACACTGGGACGGCCCGCTCCATGACCAGGCGCCGGCGGACATCGCCTGGAACGCCTACACGCTCGCCGACGGCTTCGGCCGGATGTCGGGCGGGGAGCTCCGGACGACGGTCGGCTGGGACTGGTCGCATCTTCGCGACTCGACCGATGAAGGCCACGCCAGGGTCGCCGACTACATCCGCAAGAACCTGGAGCGGATCCTCCGCTCGCCGGTGAAGTCATGAAGGCGACGTTCGTCTCCGCCTGGGTCGACGGGTGCTTCCGCGCCGCGATCGCCTTCGAGGGCCGGGCCCAGGTGTCGCTCGTGATCCAGACGCCGAAGGTCGTGGTCCGCCACGTGGCGAAGGACGACCTCCGCGCGGATCCGATGGCCGGCTCCCTGGCGAAGGCCGCCTCGAAGTTCCGCGGATCCGCCAGGCGGAACGGCTCGACGAAGGAAGCGCGGCGGCTCCTGGCCGGCGTGTGACATAAAGCGGGGCCCCGTCCTGGGGCCCCAGGCCGTCTCAACCAGTTCCCAAAAGTGTGAACCACGTCACCGACGGATGTAGCGGGACTCGCTACACTGGAACCATGAACTCAAGGAGCCACAACATGACGACCTTCCCCACTTACACCGACCTCAATGGCATCATCCGCTTCGAGTCGAACAACCAGATCCCCTTCGCCGACTACCTTGAAGAGAATCACGGCTTGAGCGGCGACGTCCTGGCGAGCCATGTCGAAGCCCGCGAGATCGAGACCACGAACCTGATCCGCTCGATCCGCGCTCATCGCCTGGCGAACCCGATGACCGAAGACGAAAAAGCCGAGCGGGCCTACGAGCTCCGCGCGGCCTTCGGACCTGGCGAGACCGTTGTCGATCTCATCACTGGCGAGACCTTCACATCATGAAGATCCGCCTCCCGAAAAATCACCACGGCGTCGTCGTCTGCTATGGCGGCGGCGTCGACTCGACCGCGATGCTCATCAAGCTCCGCGACGCCGGCATCGTCCCCGACGCGATCACGTTCGCCGACGTCGGCGCCGAGAAGCCCGAGACCTATGAGACCGTCCGGAAGATCGACGTCTGGCTCAAGGCCCAGGGCTTCCCGCTCGTGACCTGGGTGAAGAAGATCCCGAAGGCCGAGACCGGCTACAAGACCCTGGTCGGCAACAACTACAAGAACGAGACGCTCCCGAGCCTGGCGTTCGGGAAGAAGTCATGCTCGATTAAGTGGAAGGCCGACCCCCAGGACTACTTCCTCAAGGGGAAGAGCAAGGGCCCGTACACCTACGCCCGCCATCCGGTCTATCAGGAGGCGCTCGACCAGGGGAAGAAGATCGTGAAGCTCCTCGGCTACGATGCCGGCCCGGCCGACCTCCGCCGCTCGAAGAACGTGAAGCGCGAGGACGAGTTCTTCCTGTACTCGTACCCGCTCCAGGACCTCGGGATGACTCGCGGAGATTGCATCGCGACGATCGTCGCCGAAGGCCTGGAGGTTCCGATTAAATCGGCTTGCTTCTTTTGCCCGGCCTCCCAGGTGTGGGAGCTCTACTGGCTGGCCGGAACTCATCCGGATCTCTTCCTCAAGGCGCTCGAGATCGAACATCGCGCCATGACTGGAAGACATAGCCGCTGGGGTTCGGACGAGTGCACCTACGGCAAGGACTGGGAGGACTTCGTGAACAAGCCGGCCGACCAATGGCCGACCACGTCGATCACCGTCGGCCTGAATCGGAGCTTCGCCTGGAACCACTTCGCGCGGCTCAACCATATCGTCGACGCCGACGGGAACTTCATCGGGAACCGCGAAGAGCTTCTTCGCCGGGCCGACGAGCTCCAGGTCGCCGACGGCGGGAACGCGGCCGACCTTCGGACGTGTGCGTGATGATCCGCTTCCGCGTCATCATCCGCGCCCGCGGCCCGAGCCAGAAGATCGTCGAGCAAGTCTTCGGCGATACCCTGGCCGGAGCCCAGAAGGCCGGCCGCGCGACCGTCGCCTGGATGCAAGACGCCGGCGAGATCGGCGACGCCTACATCAAGATCCGCGACCAGTATCGGCCAGGCGCGCCGGTCGTGTCGGTGATCGACATCGAAAAACGTGAACGAGGAGGAGGACAATGAAGACCGAAGACCGGAGACTCAACCACGAGATCGACGAGGCCGCCGACAAGGCGATCGAGTCGCTCGCCCGTTACAAGTTCATGATGTTCGGCTATTGGGCCGGCGTCTGGGTGCACCTTAATCGGATCGAGGGAACGAGGCGGCCGTCGCCGTTCAAGGCCCTGGTCCACGCCGCGCGGGTGATCCGCGAAGGAGGAACGACATGAAGAAGACCCGAGCTATAACCCTGGCGCGGATGACGTGTCACGCCGACCAGGACCAGGTCGACGTCTGGAGCCGCGTCGACGAGCGCCTTCTCCGCGATCGCGCGCCGCGGTTCTGGAAGTTCTGGTCGCGCAAGGATCGGACAAGCGTGTTCGTCGCCGAGCATCACTACGCGCTCCGATGCCAGGGCTGGCGCCTCGAGAAGACGTTCGAGCCGTCGAGCTTGTAGCCCGCCGAGTGTCGGCGTATAAAGAACGGCCCCGCCAGATGAACATCCGGCGGGGCCTTTTTTCGGTCGCGAACTTTGCAGGAAGACGACCGGGCCCGCGAATCTTCTCACGACGCCCCTCCCTTCCGCAAGTCTTCGACCCTCGCCCAGGTGAGCGGTTAACGCGAGCGCCTGGCCGTGACCGTCTACTCGGGGAAGCGCGGAGACACAAGCAAGGCGAACGTCGGAGAGCGAGCGCAAGAACGCCGGCGGCCCGACCATCGACCGACCGGGTCATGGTGAGGGTGTCCGAGATCTCGACCTGGTCGGGAGTTCTCGGGCTGCCCTCCCTCTCGCTCCCAGGCCATGAACAAAAAGACGATAAACTTCAACCAGTAGAAGAGGAGGAACATCATGCCGAGGACATCCGAGTGTCGAGACTGTGACGCCCTGATCTCGTTCATCCAGGGCTCGAACGGTCGCTGGATCCCAGTCGAGCCAGGGACCGAGAACCGTCACCGATGCAAGCTCGATCAGACGTGTGAGGCTTGCGACAAGCCCTTCCAGGGCGCGAACTGGATGAAGACTTGCCCGGACTGTTACCGATCCGGGCGAACGGCCGGGAACCGCGTCAGGGCGGCGCCAGCGCCCGCCAGGGAGCCGGAACGACTGAGGGAGGGCGACGGTGACGATGATGTCCCTCCCTTCTGAGAACGGCGACGACGGCGACGACGGCGACGGCCAGGACGATCTCTTCGACATCGAGGCCCGCGCCAGGCGAGGGGATCCCGAGACCAGTCACACGTCGGCCAGGAACGCGAACCTCGCCGGCCGGCCCGTGACGATCGCCGAGGCGATCCTCGAGGAGCTCTCGAAAGCCCGCGACCACGGCGTCACGGGGATCGAGTTCGAGGACCTTCGGCCCGAGATCATGCGGGTCTCCCAGTCGACCGTCTTCTCCCAGCTCGAGAAGTCGGGCCGGATCGTTGTCCGCGGATCCAGACGTCACGCCAGGACGAACCAGGAGAGCCAGATATATCTCCTCCCGGACTATGCCGGCGAGAGCGTGACCAGGGTGATCGTCGACGAGCTCGATGACGAGCCGAAGTCGAACTCGCCCGAGGACCTCGGCCAGGTTCCGCCGAAGAAGACCTTCGGAGATCCCAGGCCGGAGCCGGATCCGGTTCCCGAGAACCTGGCGAGCTCGGCCATGCAACACGGCGACGCGCGGAAGTTCGTCTCCTGGGTCCACGATCAGGATCTTCCGATCCACGCCCAGGTCACGTTCGGCCACGTAGTCGTCGGCCTCTCGGGCTTCGGCCCGAAGGATCTCGCCTGGCTATGTCGGGCGATCCGCCAGGCCGGGAGAGCGCCGGCGCCGGTCGATATGCGCCAGGCCCTCCTCAAGCGGGACGTCTCGCTCCTCCGCGACTGGGAGGACTAACTGATCGGGACGCCGGCGTCCTCGTAGGTGTCGGACGAGTTCTCGCGGTTCCGATAATCTCGCGCGGCCTTCCGCGTCGGGATCGTGCCGGCCAGGTTGAGCCGAGACCGAAGTCCCGCCAGGAGCTCCTCCGCGGTCACGCCAGCGACCGCGACCGTGATCCCGTCGTTGATCGTCAAGCCGGTCCCAGGTGTCGGGGCCCCGTTCTTCTGGCGGATCACCGTCGTCGGCGATGCTGGCGGCGTGACGACCGTATAGGTCCCGCGCTCGACGAGCTTCGCGCCGGTCACGTCTCCGGATCCGCCGACCTCCGAGACCATGCCGACCGCGGGGACCGTGAAGGATCCGCCGGTGATCGAGAACTGGTCGTTCACGAAGTAGCCGGTCCCGGCCGCGGCGATCGCCTCGCCGACCAGGCGGAGCGGGCTCGCGTTCGCCCTGGTCGCCTCGCGGGTGAGGAAGTTGTCCATGCCGGCGTGACGTGAGCGGAAGCGCGGGTCGGTCGTGAGAAGCCGACGTCGATGTCGGATCCGCCGCGCGTGGATGTTGACGGTCTTCTGGAGCTGTAAGTTCTGGGACATGATGATCTCCTAAGTCGGGAGGGTCTGGTTGAGAAGGACGAACCACGAGTCACTCGCGACTTTCCTGATTTTGGCGGAGGCGTTCGCCGCTATGCCGGCGACCGTGAGGTCCTGGGATCCGCTCGCCCAGGAGACGGCCGCGTCGTCGGTGATCGTGATCGCCGCGGCGTTCTGGTTCACGAGCTCGAGCGTCGTCCCGATCGGGAAGGGGATCGTCGCCTCGTCTGGGATGTTCGTCGTGTGGGCGCCGTTGTCGATGAGGACCGTCCCGTCCCGGTTCCTCATGCTCGGCTCGAAGCTCACGCCGGTCTCGAACTGGATCGTCGGCTGGCGAGCGTTCGGGAAGAGGATCCAGCGATCGTTCGTTAAGTGGTACAGGCGGAAGCCCTCGTTCGACTCGAAGGTCGGCGTCGCGCCATTCGGGGCCGCGCTCTCGTCATAGCCGGCGAACTCGATGTCGACGCCGGTCGCGCCGGCGACGTCCAGGAAGCCGGTCCCCAGGTAGGCGACCTCGAGGAAGATCCCGAGCGGGAACGCGACCGACGCGAAGGTCGGGATCGTGAGCTCGGTCGGCGTGGCGACGTTGTCGAGCGTGAGGAGTCGGCCGGCATCTTCGAGCTCGGCCGTGTAGGTCGCGCCGGTCTCGAGCTTCTCGGGCCGGCGGAGCTGGCCGCCTGGGAGCCAGACGCCCGAGAGGAAGACCGAAGACCGGAAGAGCGTCCGGTCGAAGATCTGGAAGCCGTTCCGCGGCGCGATGTAGAACCAGGGCGAGCCGTCGGTCTGGCCTGGGACGTTCGTGAAGACCGCGATCGAGCCGGCGACGCCCAGGGTGTCCGGGGCCCAGTTCGTCCCGGCCGGTGTGCCGGGCCCGAGGAGGTAGGTGTCGCCGACCGCTGGGCCGACGGGCTCCGCGGTCCGCTGGTCGATGACGTAGGCCTGGACCTGGGAGTCGAGGATGACCATCGAGGAGTCGAAGCCGTTCTTCCAGGCGTTCGAGCCGAGCGTGAACTCGTAGTTCACACCGATATTCGGGAGGGCTGTTTGAGGCATGGCTGGTTATCCTATGGCGATAAGTCTCGGAACTCAATCCGGAGCCCTTTCCCGACGTCGGCGAAGTGCTCGAAGGGCGAGTTCGGGGTGACGGCGACGATCTGAGCGGCGAACGAGGTCGAGGATATATCCTCGAGGCGATTGACGACCTCGAAGCGTGGGTCGGCGTCGATCGCGTCCATGAGGGCGGAGAAGGCGATCGCGTAGTTCACGGCGCTCGGAGGCGCGGGGTTCGGTAGAATCGCCTCCGAGAAGACGGTCCCGTCGAGCGTGTAGGACAAGAAGAGCGTCCCGTCGTCTGGCGTCGCCTGGTTGATATTGAAGACGCCGACGTTGAGGACCTGGACGAGCCCGGTCGTCGAGCCGGCGATGGCTGGCGAGCCTTCCTTCGGGAGGAGCTTGAAGCCCGACTCGACGGGACCGTTGAAGTCGGCCGCGGGACCGCCGGCCGTATACTCCCAGCTCGTCCCGAATAGCAGGGTCCGGGCGCGGAAGTTCGGCTTCGTCGTCAAGACGATCGCGCCGCGCGCCATCGGCCGATCCAGACCGCCGCGAAGCACGAGCGGGCCTTCGATCGACGTGAAGAACTGAGCGATCGACGAGTTCCGGAACTTGTCGTAGAACTCCTGGAGATCCTGGGTCCGTGAATCGGTTCGAGGGGCGGTCGCGCGGACGCCGAAGATCTCGTTCCCGCCTTCGGGGCTGAGTTCTTGCTGGGCCTCGAAGGTCAAGGACGTGACTCCAATGCTCGTTATATTCTGCCGGAGGGGTGAGCTCACGGCGAAGGCCGGGTCGTTCGTCGGCGAGAGCACGTCCTCGGTGATACTGATCCCGCTCGGGCCGAACCAGTCCACATAAATAATTTGCTGGACTGGCGTCGCCGGCGGGGCCGCCGCCTGGAGGACGTAGGTCCGCGGGAATACGTTGAGCGGCGTGAAGATCGGAAGCGCGGGTTGTTGTCGGAGGTTGAGATCGCCGAAGCGCGTCGTGACGATGACCTGAGTCCCTTCGCGCGTGACCGTGAAGGGCATCGGCTCGGGCGGGAAGAGGAACATCGTGTCGAGGAACTCCCGCGTCGCCTCGGCCCAGTCCTCGAGCGTCGGCTCGCCGGCGGCATCGAGGAAAATGCTCACGCCGCCGAGCGTCTGGGTGTTGAGCGTGTCGGTGATGTCGAAGAGAAGCCGCCGGCTCTCGCCGGTCTCGATCGAGCCGAGGAAGTCGATCGTCCAGACCCGATCGACGCCGGAGCCTGGGATCGGTTCTGGCGTGAACGGCGGGGCGCCCTGGGACAAGACGATCCCGGCGTCGCCGATCGCGGCATCGCCGCCGAAGTCGCCGCCGAAGTCCAGGCCGAAGCCGAAGACCTCGAACGGGACCGACGTGTTGATCTGGCTCTCGTTGCCGGCGGTCGTCTTGTTCGAGATCTCGACCGTGAAGTCGAGCTCGTCGGGGATCCCTGGGCTCGACTGAGGGAGGAAGTCGGTCGTGATGAATTGATCCGAGAAGATGTTGTCGAAGTCGAGAACCGCGACCGAGTTGTCGACGCGGCGGATGATGATCCGAGCGCCGACGTCGCCGGGCTGATTGAGATCCGGGTCGTCTTGTTTCGTGTCGAAGTCCTGGGTCGTCTTGTTGCGGGTGTTCCAGGTGAAGTCCAGCGTCCCGACCTGGCGGATCCAGTCCTCATCGACGAAGCGGTCGAGGTTGATGAACGGATCGCCTGGCGGGATCGGTGAGAGGACTCGCTGGCCGACCGCGAAGGGTCCGAGCGCCGCGGCCGAGGCGATGTCGAGCTGGTCGCGGATCGTCGTCGGGAGGATCTTCACGTTCGGCGTCGTGACCGTGTTCGGGAGCGGACCGAGCCGTTGCATGAGACCCAGGCCGAAGCCGATGAGCCAGACGACCGCGTCGTCCGCGTGATCGGCTGGGATCGTGTCGAAGGTCCCGCGGTGACAGTTGACCAGGCGGATGAGGCCGCCGCCGAGATCGGTCGCGCTCTCGTAGAAGAAGAGCTCCTCGTCGACGATGAAGATGTTCGCCGGGTTGTTCGGGTCGACCGTGGTCGAGCCGGCGTCGTTGAGCTGGGTGACGGTGACGTCGTTCAAGCCGTCGATCTCAATGTCCTGGAGGTAGTGAGGCGGCCCGTCGAGATCTCGGAAGACCGCGCCGGCGAGGAGGCCGGTCGGCGTGAAGTCGGCCTCGGTTCCCTCGAACGCGAAGGCCGTCCCGCCGCTTCGGTCGGCCATCACGTCGAAGCTCGTGTGGAGCCCGCCATCGCGTGAGCATATAACGGCCAGGTGTCGCTCGTTGTCGAGCGAGAGCTGGAAGGGGACCTCCCAGAGACGCTCCCGGAGCGAGGGCTGGGCGACCGACGGGACCGGGATCCAGCCGGTGTCTATTGGATCCGAGAAGGTCCCGGCGTTGATCGAGAAGATGTCCTGGGTCCAGTCGATCTTGATCTTGTTGTTGAGGATCTCGCCGCGGTTCACCTTGACGATCCGGATCGGGAGGCGCGTGAGGCCGAGCCGGTCCCAGGTGAGCTCCCGAACATCGCCAGGCGTGAGGTCCCATTGTGAGCGGTCGGCCGTGAGCTGGCCGGTCGCGCCAGGGAAGGAGAGCTGGCGGAGCTCACGCCAGACGAGCGTATTCGCGAGGGTCGGATCCTTGACGCCGGGGAGCTTGATCGCCGCCGCGTTGACGGCCTGGACGATCTCGACGTTCGCCATGTCTTGAGCCAGGGCGAACGACTGGGTGTAGTTCTTGCGCCGGTCGGTGAACTCGACCGTCACGTGGTTCGAGGTCTCCGCCCAGGCCGGCCGCTGGAAGCGCGAGACGTTCGTCACGTTCGTCTCGTCCAGGAGCGGAAGCGTCCCTGGGGTGTAGTCGAAGCGGATGAGCTTGAAGTCGTAGTTATTCGAGACCGGATCCGCGAAGAGGACGCCGTCGACTTGCTCCTCGATCATGCGGATGACCTCGAGGACGTTGAGCTGGCGATCCCAGACCCAGGCGAAGCCGTTCCCCTCGGTCTTGAGCGTGGCCGCGATCGCTCGGAGGGCGATGACGTTGACGTTCCCCGCGCCGACGTTCAAGCCCCACTCGTCGTTCGTGAGGGC